AATCTAAATACGCAAGTTCTCTCTATATCATCATTAGTTGGAGAAGGAACATACTTAGGGCGTATTTTTGTCTTTCTTACATCAAAACCAACAATTGAAGTTCCACGAGGAACAATTACACCACCATGAATACTATTAAGTTTATAAAGTTCGTTATTTGGGTTATCTAAGTCAAAGTTAGTTGTTAAGTCAAATGGAGGGAAGTCATCAGATGTTGTTCCATTCCTTAATCTAAAATTATTTGATCCGTCTGGTATCCAACCTGGTCTATTATCTATTACATGATCGCCTGGATATAATAGTATAGTTGTCTTCGCAAATCTATCGTTATCTAATCCCTTCTGATATGAAAATCTTGACGATTCAACTAAAGCACGTTGAATAGTCTTAAAAGGACGAGTTAGAGAGTTACCCTGATTCTCAATACTATCAGTAGCATCCAAATCATTTGGGTTAACATAGAGAATGTTCCCTCTCGTAGACTTTAAAAAATTCTCTAATCTTGAAAGACCCATCTTACTCGCATTATAGTTCTTGTTATGGATTATTTAGCTTCACAAAAACCCTCTAGTTCTTTGACGGTCTTTGCAATTTTGTTCATAGCATCACGAATATCAGGTTCTTGACCCGAATGCATATTTAAATCATCATCCACAAATGTCCATCGCCATTGTTTCATTTCTTTGGAGTGCCACAGTCTGATATTAGGCATTAATCGATAGGTACTAGTTCAGGGTTCTCTAACTCCAACTCAAAAACCAAAGGGTTACATTCTTCTTCCATCAAATATGAATATGCCTTATATAGGTCTTCAATTTCCCATCTTCTATTCTCATCAGCTAATGTCACTATTTCCAAATCTTCTTTGGCAATTTCAGGCAATTCATCAAAAGTAAATGGAACATTCTGGATGAAATACATAAAGACGAGTTTCTCCCCATCATCACTGTCATACCAGCAGTAGCCTGTATGTATTAAGTATTTCATTTTCTTATCTATTTCCTCCGACCTATTTATTGTTTAATGTGGATTATAGAGACCCAAATAGTAAACAAATAAACAAATGGTGACAATTAAAAGGAAACCAATAAAATAAAGCATGATTAAGTAGGATCAACGTAAGATAAAGTGTCAACAGGTGCATGTTCACGAACGTAATTTAATACACTCATAAACTCTTCAGGAGTATCACACTCCACAGTTTTTTTATCCCCCTCATTAGAGTAAATGTGAACCGTTCTTCTCTGCGTGTCCACCACACAACGAGATAAATATTCTTCAGACATAGAGTGATCACTCATTTATCTTGTCATCATAGTAGATCATGGAGGATTTGTCAATGGCATCAGAATTAAATCAATACGCAATATATGACTGTAATATTTTAAGGATTAACCTAAATGAAATGGTTCAGAGAAGAGCATCCTCTCAAGGAAAAGAACTAACTGACGAACAAATAGATGATATAGCAGTAGTTTTACGTCGCAAAATAGACTGGGAACCAATCTTTAGTCAGATTGATACGTATCTTTAGAAGTATTAAACCAGAAAGAAAGAGCATAACGATCTGCTCCCACCACCCTAGTAACATGATGCTTATGCTGAGAATTAGAAAATATCAATAACTTACCTACCTTTGGTTGTACCTCAAACTCTTTAAATCCAGTATAACCTCCTTCAAAATCATCATTCAAATAAAGAAGTGCTGCAAACAAATCATAGATACCATCTTTAGCAGAACTATCATAATGTGGTTTCATAAAAGTTCCTGGAGTCCATTTTATAACTCCCACATAATCTGGGTTAGCTCTGTCATCAAATAATTTACATATTCTAGTTACTCTATTGACTACACTAGTATAAAAGTCATCAGTTTCTCCCTTCATATCAATAAAGTCTGCATGACCTTGATACTGAGCAGAATCTAACATCTCATCCTGCCTTGCATAATGAGCAGCATAATCATAATCATCTTCCTGTGGTTCACTAGGAGGAACAGTGTCTTCCTGATGACCCACAGCAATCATATCAGCACGATCTATAAGTTTCTTACATTCACTAGGAGAGATAAAATTCTCCTCAATATAAATGATTTTCTTCACATAGTTATGGTATTAGGTGGACCTGAGAAAGCAGGGTCATCATATCGTGGATTTGCTACACCAGGCTTATAATTTGGATCAGGATAGTCAAAACAATCCTTACCTTCATACTCAGTTATAAGTGGATTAATATCCTTTCTCTCTCCATACACATGGTAGAAACAATCTATTGGCAAACCACCATTAGATTGAAGATATATCTTTTGATCATCCCACCTCTTCACAATAATATCTTGATGTGCTCCTACTGGTTGTAATTGAACAGTAATACTCTCAACATGAACCAAATTTTTCCAATAATAAGGTAGAAAAATTTCCTTACCTCTTCTCAATCTACCTCTATGATAAACTCCAACTTCTGGTCCCTCAATACAAGCATATCTTAAACGATGTCCTTCACCTTTAGTTGGGTGTTGAATATCAAAAGGTTTTGGTTTACCATCAGATTCAGAAAATCTTGCTGACATGGTTTTACCACCAGTTCCTACAGCAAAATAAGCTTCACCTTGAGCATCTACCCAAACAGTTCCACCATTAATATCAAGAGGTCTAGGTGAACCATTTATTCTACATCCAAATGTACTAAAAGAGGTAATGTCAAGAGCAGCTGCAGTACCATTATCACCCTCTATATGAGTATTTCCTTTCACAAACAATGATCTATTTGCAGGCTCACAATCTTCATCAGCATTAGTAGTTCTTGCTACCATTAAAGTAGCAAGATTCTCATCAAAAGCACCCATAGTTGCTCCTGAAGCACTCATTCCTGCCTCTTTATTAGGAGCACCAATAACAACTGGACCTTCCATCATTGCTGATCCATTAATTCTAGTATCACCCTCTTTAATTGGAGGACATATTCCTGTTCCTACTCTTAATTGTCCACCAACAATTAAATCATCAAGTCCTGTCGCCATTTTTCTAAACCCCCTTAAGTAGCTGTAGTTGCAACTTGATTGTTCTTAAGACAATCTTTCTGACCATTACATTTAGAATCTTTCACAGATGATGCATCAGTTACTCCTTTAATTAGAGAAGCATATACATGCATACAACAATTAGCTGCTACCTCAATTGTGCCAGTAGAAGTGATTTTTGTCAACTTTTTAGAATCTAAAATAATCTTCTTAGTTTCATGAACAGTAAAAGTTTCTGTAGCAGTGCATTTAATATGACCTTTGGCACCACCTTCCCCAACAGCAATCAATTCTATATCAGTTCCCTGTAATCTAATCTTACCATTCGTAGCAGTAATACAAATATTACCATTCACTGCACCTATAGTAATAGTATCTTGAGGTTCAGTATTATCCTCACCTGCTAAGAGATTAAAATTACCAGGACTAGTAGATGTTGTCCACCCTTTTCGTTGTCCATCAATATCTAAAGAAAGTTGATGACGACCATCAGGAGTATTAAGCATCACACCTGCAGTGACATCACCCTTCTTATGAATATGCCCAAACTTAATAGAACCTTTGTCAGTTCCATATCTTACAGCACTATAATTTTGTTTTGCTGTAACAGTAGGATTTGGATCATTACCAAAGGACATCATCTCCTGTGGACTAATAATCCCATCTCCGTCTTTATCTTGTGTTTTTTTGGGAAGTCTTGTAAGGACTTGATTGGTTGCGGTTCCTGCTTTTGCCATTATTTTATACTAAATTGTTAGGGGTTCCTGGAATATCAAGTTTTGGATCATTACTTGAAACATCACTACCTTGTCTAAGGATTGCAGATGGAGGTGTAGTAACTGTAGCATCGATACTCTCTTGCATTGTATTGTATATTTGAACCAATTTACCAGGAGTTTCATACCATCCAGCATATTTAATACCATTCTTATAGAAGACGGCACCATAGTAAGGTTTACCATCATAGAATCCTGTCCTCTTCAATCCAACTAAATCAGTTACCTGTAATAATTTATCCTTATTAGGAACACCCAAAGGATCTCTAACTATATTAAATCTAGGAACAAATTGAGCACCAGCACCAGTTAATGATCTAACCCTAATCTCAGGCCAAGAAGTATATCCATTCATAGAACCATCCGAAGTCATAGAACCATCCGAAGGAAGTTCAACACCCTCTAATACACCGAAAGGTCCACATGTAGGTGGGAAACATCTTTCTTCACCTGTTTCAGTATTTTTAATACATACCAAATCCTTAGAGCAATCATAATTAATACCAGGATCAATAACAGCAAGTTCTGTCAGTTCTAAATTAATAGGATAAGAAGGAGCAGGATCTCCAGGTTCAACAGGAGGAGTCCATCCATTTCCTGGATCATTAACCTCAACTGCAGTAACAATACCAACCCCAGTTATTTTCTTAGGACAAGGAGGTGGAACGAGAACTGCAGAAACACCAATTGGATTCACTGTCCAAGGTTTGCCTTGTGCTTTTCCTGTTCTTGGATCAACCTTTGTTACATCAGTTTTCTTCGTAATCTTTACTGCAGCAACAGCAGGGTTGGAAGAAAAAGGAGCATTGAAATCTAAATTCATCAAAGTCAATTCTATCGATCTCTTTCCTTTAGGTGCATTAAAAGTATGACTCTGAAGACCTTTACTTACTACTGCCTTTGCAATTTCAACCCCATCTAATTTAACAACCAATTCATCGTCAGCTTGTGTTTGTATATCATATGTCCCTGTCTCAGGAAAATCAACATTATTCCAAGTCATAGTCCAAGTAGCACCATTATGAGTTTCTCTATAACTTTCATCAGTCGTCCAAGTAGGAGTAATATATGCCCCTAAATGTCCTGATGCATAAGTTGATAGTGATGGTCCAGTATAAGTAACTCCATCTTTTGCAGATCCACTAACAAGTCCTTCACCATATACTGTAGCATCAGTCCTTTTTGTTGCTTCAACCATAAACTTACATCTAGATCCTACTATATCATAGAATTTTCCACCAGAAGCAGAACATATTAAATCATTATAATCATTATCACCAGCATCCTCCATTCCAAGAACTGCTTCACCTAAAGTTTTTAATTTTTCTCTTCCTTGAGCAGAATTAACTCTAACGGTATAAACCTTTCCTACTTCTACTTGCTTAGTAACATTCTCTTTAAGTTGTGCTCCTTTATATGTCTTTCCTATATCAAAAAGGCCATCTATAGCAATAGAATTTGCATAATCAGCACCTGTGCTTATTTTAAAATTAACCTCAACATTAGTAACACCTTTAACTAATGATTGTGTCTGAGTTTGTTTAGCAGCCCAATCTGCAGTGCTAAAGATCTTTTTATCAATTGTTGTCCAATTAAATTGTTTATCATTCTCTACTTCGACTGATATTTCATGATCTCCACCTTCCAAGTACTTCTTCACTGTAGGAGGTGACATATCATTAGATGGACTTATATTATTATTTGCATTAGGTCCAAGAATTTCTTCACCATCAATTAAAATCTTACCTCGATTATCTACACTTCCCTTTAAACCATAAAATCCAGAATAAGGGAGACTAACCTTCCATGTATTTTTATATACCGTTCCAGCACCATCAGTCCCTTTAAACCCTAATGGAGCAATAGGAGAAACAGCATACCTATTCATAAATTTCTTCCACATATCTGCTCTTACTGGATACCAATTAAGATTAGCATTAGGAAATCTTGTAGACCAAATAGGATTGTTAGGACATCTACCTTCTTGTTGTGGAGGTATTTCTTGAGGAATAGATGGCATAGGAGCATCAATTGTCATTGCCACACCCATTGGATTCTGATTCCAAGACTTAGCAGAAATAACTTCCACATCATCTATAATAAAAGCAGATTTAATATCCAATGCAAGAGCCATTGGATTTCCTTTTGCCAATGCTTTACCTGGAATCTGTTCCAATTCTGCTTTTAAAGTATAAGAACCTTCTCTAAAATACTGTGTATCAATAGATTTTCCTGTGCCAGTAGATCCATCTCCACGAACTTTAAATCCTAATTTTTTTATAACAATATCTTCTCTTCCAGGATGACTAAAAGTAAGAGTTACATTATCATCAACCATTGTCTGAATAACATAATTACCATCAGAGGCAAAGTTAAGATTATTCCAAATAATCTCATGGGTTCCTGCAAAATCATTACTAGAAGCATTAGGATAATCTGGAAGACCTTTTATTTTATAATCAACAGTTTCAACTGAAGCAATTGGAGTAACACCTGTAATCCTAAGATTTCCATTTTCATCATAACCACTACTAATATCATCATCATAACCAATCGTTGTTTTATCAGAACTTATTCTTGATCCAGAATCTTTACTACCTCCAATAGTTTTAACCAAATATTTTTGACCAGCAGTAAAAGTTCCCGACCCCTTTTCTTTTGCAAATCTTCTATTAATATCTCGCTTTAAAATAATATCACCCTCATCTGCTTTTATTTTAATCTCACTTAATGCCAAAGAAGATATTCCTGGTCTATCATCTATATTCATCTCGAAGAAAACTTTAACCTTTCCAACACCTACTACCTGAATATAATCTTTACCACTTTCTTTTAAAAACTTAACAGTAGGTGGAGTTTCGACAAGAGCTTGATCCTTTCTATTCTTCACAACCTCACCAACACCAGTGGGGTCAAAAGGAAGAACACCAAAACGATTTATGAAATTAGAATCTCTACCTGCTCCTGGATTAATCTTCCATAGAGGTCTATTAGCTTTACTAATCCAGTCAACCGTATTAAATACATAATTTCCTTTCTCACCTGTAGAGGATGTAGAAGATGCTTTCTTAGGTGGAGGATCAACTATAAATTTACAAGTATCACCATTTATATCATAAAATCTACCAACACTAGCAGAACACATCAAATCATTATAATCATTATCACCAGCATCCTCCATTCCAAGAACTGCTTCACCTAAAGTTTTTAATTTTACTTTTCCTTGAGGAGAATTACATTTAACAGTATATGCTTTTCCAAATTCAACAGTTTTAGTAACAGTCTCTTTAAGTTGTGGTCCTCTATGTGTTTTTGATAAATCAAGTCCAAGTTCTCCAATTACAATTCCATTTGCATAACCAGCATCTGTAGTTACTTTAAAAGTAACCTCATTAGTTGTTTTAGAATTAGCAACTGGTAAATCTCTTTTAACTTTCTTAGTTTCTTTAAGTTGATGGTTGAATAATTGAATTGAAATCTTATGCATTCCAGAACTTATATGTTTAGTAATTTCTAAAGGATTAGATAAAATACTACCAGCAGCACCACCTGCTCCTATCCTAACATCAGTAAGAGGTTTATTATCCAAATATAATCTTGCATCATTATCTGCTTGAACTTTAAAACGATATTGACCTTCCCAAGGAAATTCTTCTTCCCATTCAAGTGTATAGGTCTTTCCTGCCATATCAGTTCCTTTTCCATTTGAAGGTGGAACTGGTGATATAGCATACTTATTCATAAATTTATCTTTATCATAATCCCAATATTGACCACCCAAATATGTCTTCTCTGGCATAACAGGTTTACATTCACCTTTACATACCTCTTCCCATTCAGGAAAAGTCTTCATTGCTTCTTTAATCTGGCCAAGAGTCTCACCACTATCCCTTCGTTTCCTCCAATAATCCCATCCTCTTCGATCAGGATCTCTTCCAAATAACTCTATATAAAGATTGGCAATTGGGTCATTTGTTCCTGGAACTGCTCCCCATGCCCAATGAAATACATTATGAGTTTTTCTAGTAGTTTGATCAGGAGAAACTACTTTTAATGGAACATCTTTTCTAGTTGTCCACCAAGTTAAAATCCTATCAGTATTTCTATCAAATTGAGAACCCTCAGTCAATCCTGCTAACATCTCTTGATATTTCTGTATCTGAAGAGAAATAGGATCTTTATTCTTTCCAACATATAATGATGGATCCCACTCACCCAATTCCTTTCCATCAGGACTATATCTTTTTCCATTACTAATAACTTTAGGAGCACAAGTCTCTAAATCATATTCTTCAAAATCTTCTTCTCTATTATATTCCTGAATATAATAATCAGTATCACCTGCACCTGTTTTAACAAATGCTTGAACTGCAGCACCTCCACCAATTCCACGATCATCTGATATATCCACAATTGGTGCATATTGATATCCAAATCCACCATGAACTACATCCACAGCCATTAATGACCCATCTTTACCAACAATAGGATTAGCTTGAACTCCTACTCCACCACCACCAAAGAAATCAACCCGTGTTGTATCTTTATCTAATGTTACTCCTGAGTTTAAAGTTATAAAATCTCCATCCAGACCCTTCTTAGTATCTCCTTCACCATTTAATCCAACAATACCAGTACATCCTCCACCCTCTCCAGCATTAGCTTTGGGAAGCATATCAGATGGTTGTAATCTATTAACATCATTAATGTTTAAATATTGAACCTTCTCCCTATTTCTAAAAATAAATGTAGTTCCTGGATTTAATTGGGCATACTTATTTGCTGCATGAATACCAACATCATCCACAAAACCTCTATCGGTTGAAATATAACCGACTCGAATGTCACATTTAGTTGCTGGTCCAAAAAGATCGAAAGACATATCCTAGTTCTTTGTAATTAATATTTATCAGGCAAGATCAAATGCATCTTTAAAATCATCTTTAACCTCATTTGCCTTGGCTATCAAATCTGATTCAAGGGATGCTCCAATTTTAGTCAAGTCAATAGATGGAGTATTTGCAGTTGGTTCACTAAATGCTACCTGTGCTACTCGTGGAGCTATCTCATCAATATAACCCTTACCTTTCTCAAGAAGTTTTCCAAGATGTTTTCCAGTTGCTTTATCCACAGCATTCGTACTTGGTAAAGCAGTTTGTGGAGCTGCACCTCCTCCACTACATAAAGTATAAAAATCAGAAACTGCTTCGTTAGGTTTTTGTTCACCAGGAAAAACATTCATCTTAATATTCTCAAAATTAAGTGCAGATGTAAGACTTCCTTTAATACTTCCCAATTTGTTAAACATACTTGTCATAGAAGACACATTAGCCATACTTGCCATAGCATCTTTCAAAAATCCATCCACACCAGCAATTAAATTATTACTAGTTTCTTCCATTGCATCTTTATTTGCAGCCATAACTTTAGCAATCATATCTTCTGAAGTACACATAGGAACTTTAGGAACTCCTTTTGGTTTTTCATCATCACCACCTGATGAAGTATCACCAGATACTCTATCCATAAACTGGTCTTTCAAACTATCTAAATTTAATACTTTACCCAGAATTCCTTGCATCAATCCTGCTTGTCCATTCGTCATTTTATTATAACTGGATAAAAGATTTGTACTTACACCATCTTTAACATCCATAAAATTCATTCTTTCCATTGCAGGTAAAGCTGATACTGCTTTGGTCATTTCTTTATTCAATGACTTTTCAGTATATTCCATACACTTATCCATCACAATCTTCATATACTTTGATTGTCTCTTAGAAGATTCTCCAATCATTTTATCCAAATCTCTAAGCCCTTCTGTCATTGATGCTTGATCAGTATAATTTTGCAACGCATTCATTGCTTTATCGATATTCTGAACCAAATTATCCATATCAATCTGCATTGCTTTATTAGCAGACTCAACAATATTATCTGGTTTTAATAAAACTCTTTTCTCACAATATACTTTATCTCTTTTTATATCAGCAATGCTCTGTTGCATCACACCTTCTGATTCCATATAAGGTTGACCAGTTGGTGTTGATCTTGGAGAATTAGACTCTTTAACTCTAGCCGCAACTCCAAATTTAACTCTTTTTTTAATTAATCTTTCTGTTGCTGCTGGTGATAAATTTTTTGCTTCAGCTTCTGCTCTTGCACTATTAATATCTTTTTGCTGTTCAGGTGTTATCGGACGATCTGATGGTAATCCATATTTGTTTAATGCTGTGCCAGGAGAAGATTTGGCTCTTTCTTTCTCAGTTACTTTGTTTGTGGGTTTTTGAGTTTTTTTATTATCATCAGACCCAGTAGGAGTAGAACTCCCTACATAATCCTCATTTCCCTGAGAATATCCACTAACACATACACTCTTTCCTGAAGTTGTATTAGTAACTCTATTATCACCAATAGTAGTTGCTATATCTGTTTGAGAATTATTTCCCAAACATCCCATAATAACAGGTTGTTGTCTTGCTACACCATCTAAGAAAAATCCAAAGACAATATTACCTTGACGAACCATTGGGGTTTGTCCCGAATTCTGCAGATATGCTCCTGCAGTAATCGGGTACATTACATTTGCCCAAGGTAAGTTTTCGGACGCAATAACTTCTTCACCCAAATCATGAAGTCCAAAGATTCTTACCTTATAACGATAACCCCAACCCTTAATACTCTCAGCACTTTCATATTTTCCAGACAATATATTATCGCGCCAATAAGAGTCATCAGCAACTTGGCCGATCCACCATATAAAATCTTGACCTATAAAACCCTGATTGACTAATTGAGACATAAATTAATCGTCGTATACTCTACATTCAAATGAATCTGGATGATTATCACAATACACTTCTAAGTGCTTATCTTCATGACGAGTGTGCCAATCATTAATCTTTGCACCACCTGGATTCTCTTCATTCTCTTCATGAGCATGAAAAGCATCATTGTGCATCTCTAAATCTTTTTCACTATATTCAATCATGCCATGATTAACATGCTCTTTATGATCTTTAGGATCAATATAAGATTCATGATTTAAATCGTGTTCTGGAATTTTAGTAGTCATAAAAAATCTCCGTTACGTTTGTATTTATTATAGTATATCATAAAAAACCAGCACCATCACCTATACTCATAGCTTTTTCAACATTTGAAGATAATGGTTCATAACCCTTACTAGGATTACCTGTTCTACCAAAAGAATCTCTCACTAGAACTAATTTAGTATATGTATCAGTAGCAGTAATATGATGACAAAGATCAGTTATAAGATATTTACCACCTGTACGTCTATCTACTTCATCACCACAAGCCTTATTCTCTGTTGTATCGGTTTGAGGAGGATCAAAATAAACCGAATCTCCTGCATGTAAAGAAAAATCACCAGGAATAACAATAGTTACTTGAGATGCAAATAATTGATTATATCTCATCTTTGCTTGGTTAAAAATAGCTGCTGAATTAAAATTTAATTCCTTTGACTTACTCAATTGGTCTTCAATTTTTCCATAATTAAGTTGTCCAGTAGATGCTAATTGAAATGAAGTATAAGAAAATTCAGTATCTGATTCTTCAACATTAAAAGCAGTATTTAAAGAAGGAAATTCTTCTCCAGCAAGTTTTACTTCATTACCCTTGGAAAATGCTTCAGCATCATTTAATATATTAGTATACTCCCCACTAAAAGGATTAAGTGATATATATCGATTAGAATATGCTCCCATTGAAAGTTTTTTCTTAACGTTAACTCTATTATCAGTTTCCATTGTCAATGCTTTTACATTATAGGGTTCTGGGATATTTTCAGAACTTTCATTATAAAGAATTTTTAGTTTATGATCTTGTTCCATTAAACTATCAATAGATTTAAAATGATATGAATTTGCAGTTTCCCAAAAGAAATATCCTGCAGTTTCTCCAACATTCCTAACATCATTAGATACTGCTTTAGTAGCTAAATCATTTAAAGTAAAATAAGGTTTAGTATTATTACCACAAAAATCTAAAGTACTATTTGTTTTTTCTATATCCAAATCTTTTTTTGTTTTTAAAACACGTTTCAATATCTTTCTTACAGAATCAGATATTTGTCCACTATAAGCCTTCCTAACATCATAACCACCTTTCTCATTAGTAATCCATTCTAATGGAGCTAGATCCAATTTATAAGTCTTATCTGTAGTTTCACTTCCAGTAGGTAAATTTTTAATTTCATTTACAAATAAACTATTCTTATTTTTCTTTCCAAATTCTAAGGTAACTCCTTTATTATCTGTAAATTTTAAATAAACCTCTTCACTACCCTCAATTGGCAATCCTTCAACAGCACTTACCTTCTTTGCCGTTGGTCTTCTACCTCTACGCGTCATTTTAGTAGTTGACAAAGTATTACCAGCATCCGTAAAAGTAACTGATGCTCTTACACTGTCGGATAAAATACTTTCCCAATATAATACACGAACCGTTCCACCAAGTACACTTACACTATCTTTAGATCCTTTCTGAGCAGAATTAATGTCTATCTTTTGTAGAAGAGAAGGGGTAGCATCTCTTGCCGAATTTCTATTTAAGTTTTTGTTTCCTTGTCCCATAAGTTATTCCTCCTAATTATATTTAGTTGCCCCTATAAGAATTTGCATAAGGATTCACACCACTACCTGAACCAGTATCAATAGCAACTATTTTTTCTTTAACCTTTTCTCTATTCTTAGAAGCACTTCTACCCATCTGTCTATTCTTTACAATTACAATCTCTTCACCGTTCGATCCATCTACACTATCATCATATTGACTTATAGAATCAGTTTTATCTGATAATGTTTTACCATCCTTAGTATAACCCATTGCATCTGTGCCACTCTTCTCAGAATGCCAATTCATTGCTCCAAATCCACCCTCCTCATCAGAAACTACTCCAAAAATATCAAACATATTCATAAATCTTCTAAATTGTTCTCTTATTCTTGCATCAAATTTCTCAAGGTTAAGTGCAGCTATATCTTTCTGCTGTTCATTCATAAATGGCCAACGAAGTGCTTCAATGATCAATCTAAAAGGTGCTCCAATAATATCAAGCAAACCAAAAAATCCTCCAAATATTCTATTCGCAACTCCTCCCATTCTCCATAATGCCCATGATCCCCATTTTCTAGGATCATACCATTTTTTATCTTTATGTTTCTCATAATTATTTGCTAAACCTTTATTCCACTCTTTACCCTTCGTAACCAATGCTCCACCACCTTCACCAATAGCACTAGAAAGTAATCCTGCACCTGCAACAATAGCACCTGGGGCAGAAAATATCATTTTTCCAGCCTTGGTTACAACACCTGCTACTTGTTGTCCAAATGCTGTTGCTTGTGTTAACATCTTTCCTCCTTGAGTCAAGAGTGTCTGAGTACCCTTCTTTCCTAACAATTTAATTAACAATCTCTTTGGAGCCCGTCTCAATCCATGCTTTAAAATTTGTCTAAGAAATTTGTCACCCATATCCCAAAGATTGTTCTCAAACTCCCTACTAAATGCAATCATTGCTAATGTAAGAGTAAATTGGAGATTCAAAACCCATTTTAAGATACTAGTAAGTCTATCAAATGCCTTAAGACCTCCCTCACCAAAAACATTCCCTACTACATCTCGTGTCCACTCAAATGCCTTATATCCCCAATGAACAGCAGTTACTACTGCATTAAGAAGATTACCACCCAACCAAACAAAAAACTCAAAAAACCTTACAGCAAGTGATAAAATTCCTTTAAGTTTAGGAAGCCACTTCATAAACTTTAAAACTAACCATCCTAAAAGAACAGTCCCAAAAAATTTCTTTATATTTGCCCACCAACTTTTAATCTTACCTGGTACAGGTAATTTTATTCCCTTTCCTTTAGTCTTAGGAGTTTCTATTTCTTCCTCTTGTTTATCTCTATCTTCATCTTCTTGCTCTTTTCTTCTATCATCTGCTGCTTTTTTTTCTGCAGCAAGAGTTCCTTGTAATATATCCTCTATCTTTACTACTTTTTTTCTAATGACTAAAAGAGGACTTTCTTGTACTCCTTCTACCTTTGTAATATCAGAACCTTTATCCTTAGATGGCACTAAATTGGCTTTAGGACGAACTGCTAGTGTTCCTCCCTTTACATTCTTTCCTAATAGTTTATTTGCAGTTATTGCCATTATACACTAATCCCCAATACTTGCATTTTTTCAGATGATCTTATACCCGTGGCTTCAAAATTTGGTATGGTACGATTACCTCCATATGGAGGCTCTTCATAGGAATCCGTAGAATCCTCCCCATTTGAATCCTCAATAACAGTTACTTTTGGTTTCGTCTTTGATAGTGGTGTTATATTAACATTATTATCCTTTGACAAATTCACAGCTACCAATTCAGGTCCACTATCAGATACCTTTTTATCTCCAATCTTTACTTGACCACCACCTTGGAAATTTTGGAAAAGATTTCCACCTGTTGAATAATAATTTGATGATTTATTTGAAATAACAGTACCACCTTCATTATAACCTGATGTAACAGTGGGTCTATTAGTTCCACCTCCAGCAGCATTCATAGATGCAAGAGTATTAACACCATACTTCTGAACTGCTCCTTTACTCATCACAAACTCACCAGCAGTTAATCTTGCAGGAACTTTATCTACACCATCAGGACCAGATACAAAACCACCTTGTTTAAATCCACTAGCGAACTGTGATCTAGGGTCTGCTTCTGTTTTATCTCTAAAAGGACGAGCGAACAAGTTGCCAATATCTTTTGTTCTTTTTCCAACAGATTTAGCAGGTGACTTCATAGTGATTGCATCTGTTCCACCACCTCCACCACCAAGACCAGGAAGTCCTTCAGGTAATAAAGACATACCATCTTGTCCAGGTGCTCCAGCAATACCATCTGCACCATCTACACCATCAATACCATCTACCATTCCCCCTTCATTATATTCTTGAACTAATCCACCACCATTAAATGCACCAGCTCCCATACTGAACATCGAAGTAAAAGCTTTTAATTTTCCTTTACCAGGTATCATTTTTAAGAACCTTCCAGCCTTTAACCTAGCAATAGCTTTCAATAATTTAGGAATTAACATTGCCATTTTTCCTATACCCCATGCTATAGATCTTACAAAATTAGCAACAAATCTAGTAAATCCCGTTCCAAATAAAATATAAGCAGCTAGAATAGTAGGCCAAAAATCAGATAAAAACTTAAAAATACTTTTTACCTTCTTTTGATTTTCTTCTTTTGCTCCCCATCTCAAAATTCTCATCAAAATATTTCCTAGAAGTACTGTCTGCAAGAATCCTAAGATCTTAGACCATATACTCTGAAATGGTTTGAGTATTGTTCCTGCTACTTTTTTTATTCCACCCCATATATTTTTAGCACCTGCTAAGAGTCTTTCTTTTAAATTTCTTTTTTTCCTTTCTCTCTCTTGTGCTTCTAATTTTGCTTGTTCTTTATGAAACTCCTCTTCATCACCTAATAATCTTGCTATAGAAATAACTTTCTCTTTAATGATAGCAAGATCTCCACCCTGTCCTTCAGATTGTGCTGGAGTAATATCAGATGCACCAAGTAATTTTTGTGGTGATATTATCCTCTTTGCTACTCTATATTCTGAATTTTTATTCTTTCTTACTCTCTGCCATTCTTCTCTTATAGCCTCGACTTCATCACCCTTTAAAGATTTATCCTTTCTCGGATCTTTACTTCCTACTTGATTAACTACTAAAAATTCTTTAAGAACAGATTCATATTCATCACCAGAAAGGTCTGCACTCCAATCCAAAGCAGGATCAAATAGGGAAAGTATCCCTGCTATATTAGGATTAACATCAACAGTTGTTCTACGTTGCATTACCTTGTTGTTGTGCTTTTAATCTTTCATCTTCTAGGTGTTGTTGAAGAAGCCCCACATAGATGTCCCGTTCCCAAGGCATCATATTTTCTATCTCTGTCAAGCTATATTTATGATACTGCATCAAGGCAAAATTAAGTTTGAAGTAATTCTCCAAACTCATATGCAGTAGGGCTATGCGAAAAAACTTGCCAGTCCCTCCAATACTACATCACTCTTAACTTTAGTTTTAGGATTAGTAACCGAAATACTATGAGATAATTTAGGCATAGTTTCAAAGAAAGATTCAATTTCTTTAAACTGAGTGGAATTCATTGAATCAAGAAATTCCTTAACTTCTTTCTTAGTGCAATCAGCAGTTGCCCAAACTTCATCCTCAGTATAAATTTTATCAATACTTGCAGCAATCAATTCAAATGATTGATTCATTGCATTTTCATCATTAAAATCAAAATTACTCTTAATAAACTGATCCAATGAAGGATACTTCATTTCCATCATAATAGAATCATCTAATTTAATTCTATTGGTATGATTTTCATCTTTTTGAATTTTAATGTCATCAAGATTAATAGTTACTGGAACCTGAGTCTCTTCATCATCAGGACATATAATATTAACTTCAATTTCCTCACCGACAGATTTACCACGAATATTAAGAAAGAGAAATTCAATGTCAAAAGTAGGAAGAAATTCTACTTTAATACCTTTAGTTAGAACACAATTCCTAAGAACTGTTTTAATTGCAGTAGTAATTTGCTTATTATCTTCACTTTCTAAAGCAATAACAAGGACTTTTTCTTCTTTTACAAGAAATGGTCTATATTGTATAGTCTTTCCTGTAGAAGGTAACTCCAATTCATACGTTGGAGTCGCAATTTTTGGTAAAGGCATAATCTATTATAATTCAGATCGTATATTTATATATAAGGGTTTTTAAAAAGCATCTCTAATTGCTTGATTTGCAAACCCACCAGCAATATCTCCTAACAGATCACTTCCTGTTACTCTATCAACTATATTATCAACCAATCCACCACCAAGATTACCCAAAAATCCAGCAGCATTAAACTCAGATTGTTGGAATGGGTTTGAGGAAGGATATGCATTTTTACGACGCAAATCTCTTACAACATACCTTATATAACTCATTGATACTGTACATTTCAATAATGAAGATCCCTCATATGAAACAGGCATTGAATTTATTGCCAAAGGAAATGAATTAACAAATACATAAGTTAATGGGTTTAAATGATCTTTTTCAAATTTTGTAATTCTTAATCCTTGTGGAGAAATATAATCATCAGGATATCTCATTCTATAATCATAATTAGGACTCATTAAATCCTGTTCACTTGCTGCTCTTTGTTGTCTTGTATTTTCAGTAAATTTTCCATTAGTAATACGAGACATCCATTCTTCAAAAAATTTAATCGGTTGATACAACCCCGCATCAACATAAAAAGCTAAATCAATCCTATCATCAAAAATTCTTCTGTGAACACGCTTCTCTGTGACACCAGTACGATCATTATTAACATCAAATGTTGCTAAATTAGATCCAGGTAAAGAAGTTTCACAACACATTAAATTAATTTTAGCCTGTCCACCAACCACACCCTTCCAATGATCAAGAGCATCAATAATAGGTACTTCCACTTCAAAATGAGAAGTAGTCGCTGGTCTTAATAAATTGGCTTTGATGTCCGAGACTCTTACTATCCGTGGCATTTTATAAATACTTTTTGACCTTATATATTATGTATATGAGTAATGGGTGAAAGTATTAAGAGTTTATTTAAACCTACGAAACCAAGAAAATATAAAGGGGACGTAAGTAATATCATTTGCCGTAGTTCATGGGAAAGACGGTTTTGTAATTATTGTGACTTAAATGAAAATATTACAGAATGGGGAAGTGAAGAATTTTGGATACCTTACCGTGCTCCTGATGGTAGAGTCCGTAGATACTTCCCAGATTTTATTATCAAAGTTAAAGAAAATACAGGAAAATTAAAAACTTATGTTATAGAGGTAAAACCTCTTAAACAGACCAAAGAACCCAAAAAAAGGAAAAGAGTGACAAAATCCTATCTCTACGAATGTCAGACATATGCTGTAAACCAAGCAAAATGGAAAGCAGCAGATGAATGGTGTAAAGACCGAAAAATTGAATTTAAGATTATAACTGAAAAAGAACTAGGTATAAGATAATGACAGATTCTTTTGGATTTAATGGTGAAGATAGATATGCAAATCGCATAGAACCAGTAAAAGAAGATTTAGCAGCAGCAGTTAATGATCCTGAAGAAATGATGTTAATCATCATGGAAGCATTAAACAATACTGTGACTCCTATTCCTGAAGTAGGAAAATACTATACCTTTATATACAATGCAAAAACTCCTGATATTACCTATGACCAACATCCACTAATTGCTTGCACAGATTTACAAGCATGGGGATTTAAAGGACTTAACTTTCATTGGAGACAATCTCGCAATTATACATGGGAAGAACTAGCAGGACAACTGTATATTGTTGATTATAATGAACTAGATGACCTTCTCAACTTTCCCTATGGAAAATTCATCCTAAATAAATAAAAGATTCGTATATTAGATGGGCGCAACAACTAAAACAGGCTTCTACGGAAGTGATGGTACTGACAATCAATTTACTATACCTGGTTCAGATAAAAAATATTTCACGCTTGTTAATGAAAAGACAGGGGAAGTTGAGGTATGGCAAGATACTGAAGGAGAAACATTATCTTTCCATGATAAAAGAGTTGGAAATATAGGTGCAGATGGAGAGATAGACTTTAACAATGCTTGGTGGGGTGGTGCAAATAAAAAAGATAAAGCACTAATTAGTGATGCGAATAACTTAGCTGTAATAAAAAATGCATCCCAAAAAACAGCAACAACTGGATTAATTGCAAATGGTGTAAAACCACCCGAAGCAGCACAAGCAGAAGCAAGAAAATTAACTAAAGGAGTAGACCAAGCAATAAGTGATACTGATATAATGCAAGCAAGTAGACCAGCAAATATAGGTTTAGGTAAAGAAGCAGAACCTACTGCAGGAACAAAAGAAGGTGGTTTTGGTATCCATGTATTTCCTACATCATTAAGGACTAATAAGGGTGGACAAGATTTCTTAAAAATTGATATGATGAAATTTATTGCCCGTAATTTAACTGGAGCAGTAGGAGGTGTAGGTGGTAGAAAACATCTGGGTATAGAACAAAGACAGACAGATAGAGAATCTATAGGAACTGTTATACTTCCTTGTCCAGGAGGTCTTAGAGACTCACAACAAGTTTCATGGCAAGAAGATAGTATGAATCCATTTCAATTAGCAGTAGCAAATATTGCATTGAATTTAATAGATAACCCTGAAAGAGGTGTAGAAGTAGCTGGGGATATAATTCAAAAAGCATTAGGAACCCCTGATACAAGAGATGCTGTAGGAAAATATATGGCAGGTCAAGCAGCACAAGCACAGAATCTCCAAACAAGGACAACAGGGGCTATATTGAATCCAAATATGGAATTACTTTTTAGTAGTCCTAAAACAAGACAATTTGCCTTTGCTTTTACACTTGCTCCTAGAAGTCAAAAAGAAGCAATGACTATAATAAAAATTATTAGATTCTTTAAACAAGGAATGTCACCCATTAGAAGTAAATCTAGATTATTCCTAAAATCACCACATACTTTCCGTCTTGCATATAAAAGAAATGCACAAATGAATGATGGTATAGGAATAAAGGATCATCCTTACCTAAATCAATTTAAAGAATGTGCTATGAGTGCATTTACTGTTGATTATACCCCCAATGGACAATACTCAACATATGAAGATGGTGTGATGACTGCATATAATATAACAATGAATTTCCAAGAACTCAATCCAATATATAATGATGATTATGGTGCCGTGCCTAGTGAAGGTTTACCAGCAGAAATAGGTTTCTAAAATGTCAAATTATTTCAATCTTATTCCCGATTTTGACTATGTTAGCAGACTTCCCGATGCTAAGATATCCGATTATATTCGTGTAAAAAATTTCTTTAGAAGAGTTACTCTCAGAGAAGATATTTTCCAAGGTCTAGCATTTTTCACAAAATATTCCATTAAAGGGGATGATAGACCTGATAATGTGGCAAACAAACTTT